AGCTGAAACATGCTCGCGATTCCGTTGGGGGTGTAGTACTCCTCGTACAGCGAGGAGCTGTACACGTCCGGGATCCACTCGGCGCCGGAGCTGGCGGTGTCGGCGATCGCCTTGGCGACGGTGGCCTCGAGCGCGCTCCGCATCTCGCGCGGCACCTTGTCGAGGTGGGCGAGGATCATCGCGTCGTGGTGGGGGGTCGGCACGGACCGGCGGTCACCGGTCGCGAGCAGCCGCCGGGAGACCGCGCGGGAGGTCGACAGGCGGAGCAGGTCGGCGTGCCACTCGTTGACCGGCGCGGAATCGAAGAGACCGCGCTCGACACGCTCGATCCGCTGGCCGGCGAACTCGGCGTGCGACTTGCGGGAGGTGAGCCGGACACCCTTCGCGTCCACGAAGAGATCCAGGCTCTCCCCGGACGGCGAGCGCTCCCGGGGGCTGAACCCGCGCTCGCTGGCCACCTGGAGGGACGCGCGGATCTCCGCCAGCGCGGCGTTCTGGGCGTCGTTGTTGTCGGCCAGCTTGGCCATCACGCCGCGGATCGAGTTGACCACATGGGCCACGTCGTCGCGGGTGCTGTCCTTGGTCAGCGGGGAGATGTCGAGTTCCTCGTCGTACATTGGGTCCTCCGGTTCAGCTCTTGAACCAGTCATCGTCGTTGGTGTCACCGCTCGCACCGCCGGAGCTCGGCGGAACCGGCGCGGCGAGCGAGCGCGCCAGAAAGGTTGGGTCGCTCGTGATCTTCGCGAGCACGTCGGCCGTGATGCGTTTCACGAGGGTGTCGATGTCGAAGCTCTTGGCGGCCATCTCCAAGCCGTCAGTGGCGAGCGCCTCACAGTTGGCCGGCACCACCACGAAGCTGATCTCGAGGAGCTCGCAATCGTAGTAGACGTAGCCCCAGGACTCCGCATCGAACCAGCGGTGTTCCGGGGGCAGAGCGCGCCGCTGAACCGCGCGACCGGGCAGGAACCCGACCGACACGGCCCGGATGATGCCGGCTGCGACGTCGGCCTTGACCTCTTGGGCGTAGATCTTGGCGCTCCAGTTCACCGGGACCACGGTCAGCTTGCCGTCGACCACCGCGGCGTCACCGTTGCAGACGAGGTTCTCGACCTCGTAACAGTGGTCGGTCGGCATCACCGGGTTGGCGCGGTAGTTGTCGAGCTTCCACGTCGCCTGATCGACGACGTCATCGTAGCGGTCGGGCGTCTCGGTGGACGCGACGAAGGCTTTGACCTTCGCACCATCGCCCATGGCGCGCTCGACGGTGCCAGCACAAAGCCGGCGGACAACGCCCACGGGCGGGGTTCGGCTCACGAATCCTCCAGCACGGGTTCCACCGTGCAACGACAGTTGCAAACCATGCCGGCGCTTGGGAAGCTGCCGGGGCCGCTCCCCTGCTCCCCTGCGTAGGCGAGGCCCGGGGCGAGGGGCACGGTAAAGAGCTCGCCGACGTGGCGGACCTGGCCGTCGAGGAGCGCGTGCTCGTCGCGGACCTCGCCGTCACGGGCCGAAAGCCACGCCTTGCGGACCGAGACGCCGGCGATCTCGGCGTCGCGCCAGGCGGTGAGCGAGGCCTCGTTGGTGCCGGCGGTCGCCTCGGTGCGGCCGATCAGCAGGGCGCGGGACGGGGCGAAGGCGGCCGCCTGCTGGATCGCCGTCTGGAGCTCGGCCGTGGTGAGCCCCTGCCGCAGCGCGTCCTCGCAGAGCACCCGGAGAGCATCGCGGGTCGTCTCGGTGGTGTTCGTGACCAGGGAGCTGAGCCGGGCGTTGGCGAGCCCCTGGACGCGCGAGACGGAGATCTCGACGCCGACCTGACGAGCGGCGCGCCGCATCGCGATCCCGATCGTCTCCTCGATCGACGCCGCCATCCCCTGCGAGACGAGCACCGCCTCTTCGGCCGGGGGGAAGATGGCGTCGAGGAGCGCGTCGGCCAGGACGCCGGTGAGGTTGCGCGCCTGGGCGTCGGTCTCGGTGAGCGCCGGGACACGGCCGGCAACGCGGGCCGCCTGCTCCCGCAGCGTGCGGCGAGCCGCGGTTGCGATCCGGCGCTCGGCGGGGGTGTGCACCTCGTCGAGCCAGCCACGCCAACGGGCGGCGCGGAGCTGCTCCTCGGTGGGCGCCTCCGGCGCGGGCGCGGGCTCCTCATAGCCGTCGTTGACCAGCCGCAACGCCGGGCGCTCGGTCGGGAACCAGTCGGAGTCGTTGACCGCCTTGGAGCGCGGCTGTTCGGCCGGCGCCTTCGGCATCAGTGGCGAGTCGGTGAAGCCCTCGTACTCGGCAGCGGCCGCGCCATCGGCGCCGAGCGTCACCCACACGGAGACGCGGTCGAGCCGGGCCGTCCGGGCCTCTTGAAGCACGGAGACGCCGGAGAAGTCGTGATGGACCGAGAGCCGCGGATCGAACCGCCGCGCCACCCGGGTCAGGCCCGCGTCGATGCGGCGCGCCAGGGCCCTGACGTTGTCCCAATACATCAACATCGAGGCGTTGGCCGTCGCATAGTTGGTGTTGGGGAGCCCCAGGCGAGCGGGCGGGACCCCGAAGGCCGCCAGCACCGTCTCGCGGGTCAGCGCCTTCTGTGCCCCGAACTCCAGATCCCTTGGGGTGTAGTTCGGAAACTTCACGTCCGTGGCACCGCCGTTCACCATCACGGAGCTGCCGCCGGCCGCGAGCGCCGCGTACCCGGCGGCGACCGCCTTACGGGTCTCCGGGTCCCAGATCACGTCGTCGCCCTTCGGCGAGATCACGGCGTCCGGACGGCCACGGGATGCCGCCTTCGCCGCGAGCTTCGAGGCTTGTCGGTCGGCTTCGAGGTCGGTGGCCAGCGCCCGGATCAGGCCCTCGCCAAGCAACCCTTGGGTGCCGTACTCCCAGGCGGTGAGCTGCCAACTCACGAGGGCGTCGATCGCGTAGCGGTCCGTGGTCCCGCCCTGGGTTCGCCACTCGATGCCCACGGGCTCGCCGAGGTCGCCGGGGATGACGCGCACACCCTCGGGGTGCAGGAGCGGCAGGGAGGAGGGCCGGTTACCTCCCGCGAGCACACACCACGCCGAGCCCGACAGGAGCAGGTACAGGGTGAGCGAAGACTCCCAGGCGGCGCGGTCCTGCCAGCTCGTCGGCTGCTCGAGGAGCGCCGCGACAGGGCCACCCTCGACTCGGACCGCCTGCGGGCCCTGACCGCGCTGGATCACCAGCGGCAGGCTCCCCAAGTCGTTGCTGTACGCGTCGACGCAGGCCCGGACCCAGGGGAAGACGGCGAAGCTCGACACCGACGACCGAGGGCTGTAGCCCGGCCCGATCGGCGTTCCGGAGGTTGCACCAGCGCCACCGATGGGCACGTCTACGGGCTTCGAGTCCAGCCCGAGCGCGCGCAGAAGTGAGCCCCACCAACCCATAGTGCAAGGGTGACGCGCGGCGTTCTATCTCACAATGCGCGCGGCTCAGCGTCGTGCTACACTGTGCACACACGGCAGCCACACGGCAGCCACGGGGGAACCAATGGTGGAAAGACGAGAGAAAGGGGGGATCCACTTCCGGGCGCCGCCCCGGCTCGCAGCGGCGATCGAGGAGATCGCCAAGGAGGGCGAGAAGACCCGGACGCAGGTGATCAACGACGCGCTCCGGGCCTACCCGCCGGTCGCCGAGAAGATGCGGCAGGGGAGGGCGGCGTGAGGAACGCTCGGCAACTCCGCTCCCAGCTCCATCTCGTGCGCCCGTACACCGGCAAGCCGACGGAGGCCGACCGGTGGCACCCGGCGAGCGAGGCGCTCCCGAGCGCCGAGACCTTGGAGGTCACCCTGTATGTCGTGGGCGTCCCGACCCGCTCCGAGGGCCGGAAGACGGGCCCGAACAACTGGGAGACCCCGCACGGCTCCCGCTCCGACGCCGGGATCCTCGGCTGGCGCCGGCTCGGTCCGGGCCCGGAGGCCGCATGAACCCGCCCACCGCCGCCGATGTGATCGAGCAGGTGCAGGCCCTGCACCGCCTGACCCGCGGTGCTATCAGCGCAATGGTGGAAGGGCGTGAACCCTCCGTGGAGGATCGACCAACGACCCTGTACCTGTTGTAGACCGTAGCACATCGCGCGGCCTGCATCGCTGCTCCGAGACACGCGGAGTCAGGAAGAGGGCTGGTTCGTATACTACTTGACGGTACCCTGCCGCCG